TGCATTAAGACAGAGCAAAATATAAACAGGACTTGCATTATCCGCTGCATCCATCTCAAATCTACGATTGATGAAATGGTTTTCTTGCATAGAAATGTAATTGTCACCGTTGATGCTTACACCTGTAGCTGTTGTAGAAAGTTTGGCAGTATTATGAGAAGAATAATCATAATATAAATCAACAGCACCATCTTTGGCTGCTTTTAGCATAGGGTTGGTATTTCCAACCTCACCAAATTGAACAAAGTTATCTGCTTGTATGTACAAGCCACCACTATTGTTGGCCTGTCTTATAACTCCGTTTGTACCATCAGTGAATATTTCTACATCAGACCCTGCTCCAAATAAGGCTTTACTAGTGTCGCCTAATTTTATGTCATGGTTAAAGATAGCACTTCCTGCGTCTGACATATCAAGGGTGAGGGCAGTTATAGATGAACCACCATCACTACCTTGAAATATTAAATCCCCATCAGAAAGATTTCCCTGTACATAAAAATGATTTCCAGAATTATATATAGTCCCATATTGAGTGCCATTATTTTTGAATTGAGTAACGCCATTATTGCCATCTAATGCTATAGATCCACCAACATCTATAGTAAAATCACCACTGTCAGATATGGTTGAGCCGTTGATTGTAATGTCATTGATTGTAACACCTGAATTACTAAGATTAAGTCTTGTAGACCCACCTGTGTTAAAAGCTATTTGATCAGTGCCAAAAGCCATTAATGTATCAGTGTCACCTTCGTGGTACAGTGCAGTGGCAAGCACAATATTATCAACTGCGTCTAGGCTGCCGTTAATATCTAAACCTGTCAGTGTACCTACAGATGTGATGTTAGGTTGTGCAGCCGTTGTGACTGTAGCTGCTGTTAATGCGCTGTTGGCATTAGTAGCATTGGTAGCAACCCCACTTAAATTAGCTGTAATAGTACCTGCGCTAAAATTACCTGATCCATCACGAAAAACTATCGTGCTTGCCGTGTTTGAGTTGGTAGCGTTTGACGTAACGGTAAAAGTAGCACCTTCGGCACCCGCCGAACCAGACAAACCATTACCACTAACAGCACCTGTCGCAATATAATTTCCAGATGTATCTGTACCAAGAACTACATCATTATTATAGGTTGTCGTAATACTTACATTACCTGAACCGTCTACGCCTGTAGCTGAACCTGTAACATCTCCTGTAAGACTTACAGTTCTGGCGGTTTCCCAAGCTGTAGCAGTATCGGCATTACCTGTAACATCCCCTGTGACATTACCTGTGACATTACCTGTTAGACTTGCTGTAACTGTATTAAAAGTTGGACTTGCTGTTGTGGCTACATCTTGGCCTATGGCTATGTCATTTGTATTAACAGTAACCCCTGTTCCCGCACCCGCTGCAAACGTTGTGCCGCTTAACGTTAAACCGTTCCCCGCAGAATACACGGTGGTTTCCGCAACTTCGGCAAATACAATATTTGTAGTTCCAAAAGTAATAGCTCCAGACGTATTCATTACGTCCAAATGACCTGCGTTTGTATTACCTTCTTTTATAAAAAAAGCGTCACCCTGTCCAAAAGCATCAGGATCAGAAGGTCCATAACTATCTGCATCAGTTGCTCTTGTAAGAACAAAATTACTACTCGCTGTGCCCACGGTTGTAACTGTGTAAATGCCGTTATGAGCAGCATTTGTTTGCTCACTCACTAAAACTCTATCTGCACTGGATAACGTTACACCGTCAATTGAGATGGCTGCTTGAGTCCCTGCGTTAGTAAGAGTTGCTCCTACTCCAGAAGATCCATTGCTATATGTTGCATTTAAATTACCTGTAGTCTGAACTCTTACAGGGGCGTGATAATGAAGACCCGCCGCAGCAATTGTGTCTACATACTGCTTAGTGGCAGCTTGTAAAGCAGACTGAGGATTTCTAATTAAAGTAACATCACCAGAGGCATCAAAGAAAACTGCTTTTTCAGCAGGTTGTGTAATAAAAACTTCTGCATTACTCGCAGTAAGATTTATAGCATTATTGGAGTTAGAACTAGCTAAAATAGTAGTTCTTGCAAGAGTAGTTCCAGAGGCCGTAAACGTACCTATTCCAACCTCAAAAGAACCTGTGCTAGATTCAATCAAAGAATAGTAAGTCGTATCATTATTTGATAGCGCAGAAGAAAAAGCCTGAAACCCTGTTACGGCTCCCGCCAATGTCAAGGTTCCAGTTCCTGTAGTTGAGGTTGTTTCCTTAACTCTGTTTTTAACAACTAAAGCCATCGCATCAACTCCTAAAGTTTAAGCTATGCGAATTATAGCATTACTCGCATCTGCTGTTGGAAAACTAATTTGGAAATCACCTGCGGTGGATGTTTTATCTGCACCAAAATCTAGAACAGCTACTGTATTTGTTGTGCCAGAACCTGACCCCGTAGTAGTGTTATAAATCAAAGCGCCTCTAGCTGTAATCGTTGCAGAGGTAAAGGTAAGGTCTGCAAAATCACAAAATGCTGTAGTTCCTGAAGTAGTTGGCGTTACAGTTGTAAGAGTTCCGCCGCCTGCGGAATAAGAACCAGACGCACTCACTTCATTTGAAGTTGTATAAGCTGTGGTTGTCGCAGTAAAAGCAGCACTGTTTGTGTACAAAGCTAGTTTAAAAGTATCACCACTAGATGCGGTAAAATCATGTTTCGCTTGAAGCACTTCTTGTTTAAAAGATGTGCACATTGCGTTTCCTGAAAAGGCCATGTTAAAGTCTCCTTATAAGTTCAGCCAGTTGGGGATGACCTGCATCCGTAAGTGCATTATATACACTTGTGCGGTCACTTTGAACAGCCTGTTGCATATAATGAGCAATAAGCTTTTCAATGTCTTTAGCAAAAGCATGAGCTTGATCTCTAACCCCTGGATGAGTGTTTTCAGAAATAGAAATTATTTTTTTAACACATTGCTCTGCTAATTCTTCAGGAGTAAATCCCCTGTTATTCGTTGTATTCACACTCACGAGAACTTTATCTCTTGGAATATCCATACTTGCCGTAAACATTATTGTTTCGCCCTTATCACTTTACCTGTTCTATATTCGTCTGTTGTATCTTTAGCTTCTCCCAACATTTTAACGCCTGCTAAAGATTCTTGGAACCTTTTATCGTAAACCGCCATCATATCTTGCTCACCCTTCATATAAACGTAAGCTTCTGTTAATGCACCATATAATAATGCTATCTCTGCATTTATACTTAACCATGTAGTGCCGCTATCTGCTCCTACAGTTAAACTTGCAGGTCTATGAAAATAATGAAGCTCGGCATTATAGGCTGCATCTGGTGTAGGCCCTAACAAAAAATTGTTTACATCAAATTGAGCATAATATCGTGGAGCACCCGTTGTAGTAGGGTTCGGCGTATAAGTTTGTAAAAAGCTAGGATCTTTAAAATCTATAAAAAATTTATCGCCATTTGAACCTGATAAACTTAAAGAAAAAGGTGCTAAAAAATCAGAAGGGCAAGCTAAATATTTATTTGATGCCGTAGTTGTCGCCGCAACATTTTTTCTAAATATACTTAATTGAACGTTTTTTAATATTCTTTCTTCAGACTGCCTTATGAACAAAGGAATATTGGTCACAAACGATGTTTCGTTGTTTTCCGTATAATCTTGTATAGCCGTTTTAAGTTGTCCGTATGTAAAGCTCATGTCATCACACTATTGTTATATTTCCTACCATACTACTATGACTTGTGCATTGATACACTAAAGATGTATCGCTAGGTTCATGTGGAACGATAAATTGTGTTAATCCTGTTGTTGAATTATAGTTGTCTGTAACGCCCGTAGTAAAAGCTGAACCCCCGTTGGACGTTCTAATCTGTAAAGGATGGCTTCCTACGTTAGCCGTATTGTCAATTAAATAGGTGTGTCCTTTATAGAAAGTAAAGTTTGGATTGTCTCCAGACGTAGCGCCAGGACCAGTAAACGTGTATGCAGATGATCCGTTTGTCCCCGCTGTATATTTAGTAACTGGTCCAGTTGTTTCATCGTTAAGTCGAATCCACGCACCGCCGTGCGCAAAATATAATCCGCCAGTTGCATGAACATGAGCTACAGCTCCGTGATATGTAGAAGCACTTGGAAGATCACTCAAATTAGCATAATAAAATACAATTTTATTTGCACCAGAGCTTACATTTATAACACCATTTGCATCTATAATATCAGTAAGAACATTAGAACTATTACCTAATGCAGCATAAATCTCATTAAAGTTATCGTTAATTTTATCTGCACCTACACGAAGAGTATCACCCGTTCCGTCATTTGCAGAAGAACCAATGCCTACTATTTGTTTTGCCATCTTTTACCCCTCATCATATGTTTGTGCAGTTGAATCTAATGTTTCACTAGTGCTATCAAAAGTTCCTGCGTCATCAATTACGGTCACACTATTAATAGAAATTGTTCCTTGTACACCTGTTGGACTAACCGTTACTCCTGAGACAGATGTAGTCGTTGTTATTATAACAGTTCCAACTCCACCCTGCGCAACAAGATTATTTGCAGGTGTAATTCCAAGTATGTCCCTAAAACCAACAGGATCATAGCCATATTGTATGTCTCTTTGTTCTTCTAAATTCTGTTCTGGTCTTGGGTCTTTTATTGCTTGGGGATCAGGAATAGCCCTAAGTGGCTGTAATTGAGGGTGTTTTTCTTCCCACTCATCTCTTCCAACAAGTAAGCCATTCCACTCTTTGCGCATATTTTTTAACCGATATCTGAAGCCAGATCGGTCTGATATGCCAAAAGCATGCTTTCCTATTGCAAATTTAGACAATTCTATAGTTCCTCAAACTAGGTGTAATTTGAAAAGAAGCGCGATCCCTGTCTTCATCAATCGCTCTTCTCATTTCTTCTTCATATACTGATTTTAATAGTTGGATTCTGTCTGGAGCACGTTTTAAAGACATATAATAAGCTAATCCTGCGGCTAAACATGGATAAAATCTGAACGGTACATCCATTGTATTAACTTGGTTATCGGCATCATTAATTCTGGTTAAAGAATCATAGACCAAAACATCTGTACTATTATCTGGAAGAGGCCATATTTTTAAATTTGGAGTTATCTGCCTATCTAAAAAAAATTGAGTTGGCCTTCCAGTAGTTGTTTTTGTGGGAATTGCAAGATATTCATCACGACTAATTCTATCCATTGTGTAATCCGTCCCGCTTCTACGAACAACAACTGACAAAACATCTATAACATCTGTCCCTAAATCATACTCTCCGTCTGAAGAAGTAACAGTTTGAGTTCTTTGTTTTATAGTCCACTGATTAAGACCACGATTTGCCCAATCAGCAAGCATTAAATTAAGAGATCTTTTAGCTGTTTTTAGGTCATAACCTGTACGAGCTTCTAAACCACAACGCTCAAAAGCTTCTTCTATGTATTCAGCTACATCTAATTCAAAGTCGGTTGATCCTGATACAGCCATTTTTATTCCTCATTATAAAGATTATCAAAAATGCGATTTACGTCTAATGTATAGTCTAAATCACTTTTTGAATAGTGTATATGTTGTGAAGGTTTGAAATCAGGCGCACCCTCTCCCGCAGCAAACCATGCAGGGTGCGTTACTCTTACTCTGTTATTTGGCAAAGCTACGATATTACCTGTCCACTCTCCCGCGTCCAGTAGTTGTAAAACGTGACTTTGTTTGTGTT